ACGATGGCACTCTTAAACTTGCCCGTAAATCACCCATTCGTAATCCTGAGCCCAACGAGCCCGGACCCGAACCCAGACCCGTCATTGAACCGCTGGTTCCTCTTTTCAGACCCGAACCCAGACCCGAACCCAGACCCGTCATTGAACCGCTGGTTCCTCTTTTCAGACCCACCGAACCCGAACCCGGACCCAGACCCAGACCCGTCATTGAACCGCTAGTTCCTCGTGCCAGACAAGTTTTTTCGGACGAGTCTATCGCGGATCTAAGGTCAAGAAGCGTCATGTCCGACCGGTTTATTTCAGATTTTCAAAGGGGTCAAGGGGTTCAAGGGGTTCAAGGGGTTCAATGGGTTCAAGGGGTTCAAGGGGTTCAAGGGGTTCACGGGGTTCAAGGATTTAAAAATCAGAGATTTAACCCGCATGGCGTGTCTGCACGGACCGATTTGGAGCAACTGCTTGAGATGGGCTTCGACAAAAACAAGGCAATGCACGCGTTGAAAAAATACAACAATGACATTGCCAAGGCAATTGATGCGTGTCTTCGTGACGACGATGTGCGAAATCCAATGACGCGCAACGAACGACGAGGCAATTCGTTTGCAACGTTGATACAATTGCAGGATCAAATAAAATCCAGACAGTTTGACGTGATAGACAACGGGGGGGCGGGCGATTGTCTTTTTCTCAGCCTGGCTGAAACACTTATAAGAGCGCATAAACTAAAACCCCAACCCCACTCGGATTTACGTAAAATTGCGTTTGATTTGCGGCAAGAACTTGTAAATTACGTGATGCGTCATTTGAACCAATTTTTTATCCAATCCACGCAGCAAACGTTTGGGGAAGCAATTAACGGAGGCGTCATTGTGAGTGACTACCGAACCCTTTACATGCACGATTATGAATATGAGATGAAAAAACAACACACGTATGGAACCGAAATTGAGATTTCGGCGGCAGCACAATTATACAAAATAAATATTTATGTGGTAAATACAAACGGCATCGGATGGGATCAACTGTACATTGGAACTCCCGCCGCTAACGCAACATGGGCAAACACGTGGTATATATTCAACATGAACAAGGGCCATTACACCTCGCTTGCTTGAATGCACAACGGCGCCGATTCCCGCTGCATGATGTCCCGTTTTTCGTCCAGCGTCATGTGTCGGATTTGATTCAGCGGGTCGTCCACGTTTGGGTCATAATTCGGGTCATTCAGTGAGCCCCGGTTTGCAAAGAAGATGTCCATGACTGACACGTCCTTGCTCATGGGTTCCGCTCTGCTCATGGGTTCCGCGTTGCTCATGGGTTCCGCTCTGCTCATGGGTTCCAACCATTCTTCCACGCAAACGAGATATTCTTCAAAATGGTTATTCGGATCATGCCGGTTCATGTATTTGCGAGGAATCCATGAACTCACAACCCACTTCGTGTATCGGAATGGGCGCCCCGAATTCGTGCGGTCCGATTTGCCGGATGCATCGCGGCGGGTCCGATGCACCCAAAGGGGGGACCGGCGGCTGTCGCGTTCCGATTCCAAGCGGAACCGCCAAATGGGCGCCAGTTTGTTGTAAAGATTTTGGCGGAAGTAAGGGGCGCACTCAGTGCAGAACCGGTACCCCTCTTTGAAATTTTCGGTGCATTCCCCGCTGATGTCATCGCTGGAAGCCTGCATGGTGCCGCACAGGTAACACTTGCGCTCAAGGATGAAGCACATGTAGAGTGGCGGCGGCAGAACACCGGCACCGTACCATTCTATCTCGGACTCGTCATACATGGCCGGGTCAATCGTGCGGTGCGGCAGACTGTGGTTTCCCAGCCGGTGCTGCGTGATCAATTTGGACGGGTCGCACAAGTGCATCGGCGTGTCACTCGCCCCCGAATCAAATTCATCGGGCACATCATCGGGCACATTCAATACCCGACCCACTGCATACGTTCCGTCGTTTTCTTTGCAGAGAGCATACGATAATCCATATAAGTGGCGGGTTGTCATAACGGGATGGGGATGGGGGGGCGTAAGTCGGTTGTTGTTCGGAGTCTGATTATCATTGCAGCCGCGCGAGAGACTTGGTTTCAATTTTTTTGATAATATGCATTCAAAATTATTCAAATTTTAATCCAGCCGTCGGGAAACAAATCCCGCGTGTCGTTCTTTTTCAATGCCGGCCCGAACCACGTGCCCGGATAGCACACGATTTTGCCGGGATTCTGGTTCAAATAAGCCCCCCACCAGCTGAACGTGCTGTTTGCAACGATGTTATTATCGCACACGCTCATCAGCATCAGCTGTTTCCAGTCTTCAAACATGTCGGGCACCTTGTAGAACCGGCACCGGTTCGCAAATGCAGGGTCGGCCTTGAGTTCGCGCATGTGATCCAAAATGACGGCATTGTCGCACGCTTGGTTGAAAATCAGCACGTTAATTTTGACACCCGCGGCCGCATTATCCGGGGTATACAGGTCAGACGATGGCACGCTGGTCACGACGTGTTGCAATGCCCGCCGGTAATACTCCAGCGTCAAAACGGGGTGCGCTTCTTGGATGTGCTTGTAATCCCCGATGCGAAAGTGCATCGCAACGGTGACTGCCCCGCACGAAAACCACGAGCTATCCGCAAACATGTCCCGAATGTGTCGTTGTTGTTCCAGCAGCTGGAGTTTTTCGTAAATTTCGTCTCGCACGTCGGCGAAATATTTGTCGCTTTGAAAGTAGCCAACCAGCCTCAGAGGGGTTGAATTCATGGCGGTTTGTCGGGGCAGCGGAGTGTATTTGAAACCAATTTCTTGGTGCACCGGCAGCTGCATGAACCGCGCCACATTGGCCTGGGTGGCAATCACCGTCAACGGTCTCAGCGCGTGAAACAAGGTGTTCCAATACGCGCCTCGTTTCCCGCTGGCATCTCTCACGGTGTAAAGGAAGTAACACGTGTCTCCGTTGCGAATGGCCGCACCCAGCGCGGCAAACACCTGGAACAGCTGGTTGCCGAGGCCGCCGTTCATTGCAATCGTGATCATGGCGATGATTGATTCTAATTATATGCAATACAACAATACAATAATATAATGGCATATAATTATACATTTAAATTAAAATGGCGGCATGCTTCATTTTTGTTTCGTTCGGCGGGGGCTACGTTTTGCTGTATTTTTATGATGTGAATATCTACATTTTTTTGAACTCTTGGCGCATTTGGCGCATCTTGTTTTTGCAATTTTCTTATACACTCCCCCCCTCCATCTCCCTATTTGGCGCCATTCATTATCCTGCGCATTATAAACAACTGTTCTACCATCTTTAGTATCCGCTACAACACTTCCATTATGAAATCCCTGGTTTTTTGAGGCTGTATATCCACTTTGTGTAAGTAGCCTCTTGTTAGCATTATCTTGACGTTCTGCTGCTGCACCGAATGTTTCAGCTGTTCCATATGGAATAAAAGGCGTGATGGACATGATGAATTGAAATATTATAATATAATATAATATTTTAATTATTTATTATTATTATACAAACATTGAAAAATGGATACACTCATGGAAGAAGAATGTAGTGTCTTGCAAGGACACACCCGCGGTGTTAACTCTGTCGCTTTTGATCCAAGCGGACGCTTCGTGGCAACCGGCAGCAGCGACATGACTGCCAAGTTGTGGGACTTGTCACTACCGGACGGCGCGACCGCAAAATGCGTCTTAACGCTGAAAGGACACAGCGGCTGGGTTACCTCTATTGCGTTTCATCCATCTGCGCCGTATCTTGCGACTGGAAGTGATGACAGTACCGCCAAGTTGTGGCTGCTGAACGCGGATTGCAGTGCTGCGACATGCGTCTCCACGCTGCAAGGACACAGCTTCTGGATTCTTTCTGTGGCGTTTCATCCATCTGCGCCGTATCTTGCGACTGGCAGTCGTGACAATACCGCCAAGTTGTGGTTATTGAACGCGGATTGCAGTGCTGCGACATGCGTGTCCACGCTGCAAGGACACAGCGAAAGTGTTACTTCTGTCGCGTTTCATCCATCTGCACCATATCTTGCGACTGGCAGCGATGACTGGACCGCCAAGTTGTGGCTGCTGAATGCGGATTGCAGTGCTGCGACATGCGTCTCCACGCTCGAAGAACACGGCGACATTGTTTCCTCTGTGGCGTTTCATCCATCTGCGCCATATCTTGCGACTAGCAGCAGTGATGGTACTGCCAAGTTATGGCTGCTGAACGCGGATTGCAGTGCTGCGACATGCGTCTCCACGCTGGAAGGACACAGCGAAAGTGTTACCTCTGTCGCGTTTCATCCATCTGCGCCATATCTTGCGACTAGCAGCTATGACAATACCGCCAAGTTGTGGCTGCTGAACTCAGATTGCAGTGCCGCGACATGCGTCTCCACGTTGGAAGGACACGGCGACATTGTTTCCTCTGTCGCGTTTCATCCATTTGTGCCGTATCTTGCGACTGGCAGCCATGACAATACTGCCAAGTTGTGTAAATTTGAAAAAATAGTAGAGGAGGTCATTCGTGCTCCACATGTAATATGCTCGCACACAACCGATCCAAAAGCGTGTAAGCGAGCACAAAGACAAGCGCTTCTCAGTATGAGAATGGTGACCCCATATTTTTCATTACCACTCCGTAAAAGACTTGAACTGCTTGGTAGAACTCCATCCTTTATAACGAAACGATGGGGTCATCGTCATTCATTTGTTGTGTCACTTCTTGTAAAACGACTTTCCGAAGCCCATGCAGATGATTTGAGCGGCAACCCCGGTGCTATTCAAAAACGCCGCAAAAAATTACTTTTACATGATAAAGTTAAAGAAGATAATCGCGGTGGTGGTAGAAAAAGTCGCAAAAGTCGCAAAAGTCGCAAAAGTCATAAAAGTCATAAAAGTCGTAAAAGTCGTAAAAGTCGTAAAAGTCGTTTACCATATTAAAACAAAATCCATGGCAAAGTATAACTTTATTTAGATATAATATGTAAATGTAAAATAACCTCCTACATTTTTATTAAGTCTACTAACCATTAACTAGTAGTCGTCCTTGATGCGGTGCAAATAGTCTCTCAACCCGCTTACGTCAACCGACATGTTTGAATTTCTATCCATTTTTCCCCCCCTTATAAATATTGGATATTTTATTTCGTTTCAATTCAATTCAATTGCGCGTAGCACGGCAGCGCGTCAATGTCCATGATGTGCGGCTTGCCCTTGATTTGTTTGCACGGAATCACATAGTGCGCAAACATGGGCTTGCTCAGTTGCTCGTGCGGCACGGCGCCGTGGACGGTGCGCGCGATCATTTTATACAGTTTAAACTCGGGATATCTTTCGTCGCCGTTCTTCTTGTAAAGCACGTTGCGCCCCTTGTCGTCCTTCAGCCAATCGGCGATCATGCTGGCCGCCCGGCTTTCTTTCAGCGTCGCGGCGTACTCGGCTTCGTCTCGGATGTCGTCCACAAAGTAGTCAAACAGCGAGCACGCCAGGCGGCACAAGTCAAAACTGGGGTTCGGGTCCAGACGCGGCTTTTTCGGGTTCATGTAGGGCTCGCAGTTGTACTGCGTTGCGGCGTCCCCGGTGCGGTCAAAGCTGTCGCTCACCATCGTCTGACCCCGGTATTTGTAGATGGCACGACCGAAGTCAATGATTTTTATGATGCGGCCGTGCGTGGGAACCCGGTAATACACCCCGCCGTATAAATAATGCAGGAACTTTTTATCGGTTTTCACAAACATGACATTGTTCGTGTGCAGGTCGTTGTGCGTGAATGCAAACATGTGCTGGTACGCAGTGAGCGCCATGATGACCTGCATCAGCGTGGCTGCCCACTCGGGTTCGCTGAGTTCATTCTTGCCGCACATGATGCTGTCCAGCGTGTTGTCGCATTTTTCCATGACAATGGCTTGCACGGGAAAATTGAAAATGTGCGCATTGTGCACTTCGTCGTCGCTGTCATCGCTGTCACTGTTGCTGTTGCTGTCATCGCTGTCACTGTGATTGTTGCTGTCATCGCTGTCACTGCGGTTGTTGCTGTCATCGTTGTCACTGTGATTGTCGCGGTTATCGCGGTTATCGCTGTTCCCGGTTTCGTCCGACGACGACGACGCAGACGAACGGGACGAGCAAGAGTCGCTGTCGGAGCCGGATTGCCTGGATTGCCTGGATCGCCTGGATTGCCCGGATTGCCCGGAAAAAACAGGTGCTTGATCGTCCGGATCCGCAATCACGCATTCTTCCAATTCCATCAATGCCGCCGCCGCCATCGGCGTGTCCGCGCTGGATGGCACAAACACGCCGTCAAATGCCGTGTCCTCCAATGTCAGCGACTCCACGCGCACGTCTTCGCCAATCGTCATGGATGTTTGCGTGGCATTGAATCTGCCGGTGTCAAAGTCAAACCCGCCGCACGGTTCGTCCATCCGAAACAGCTCGTTCCTGTTTTTCAAAAAAAAATCACACGTGCTGAAATACTCCAGCTCGTCGTACACGTTCACGGTGAATTCATCTTGGTTGGCCAAAAATGACCCATAAAAATCAAGCCCGTGCACAAATCCGTGAGTGTGCAACACCTGACTGATGAGATACGTGAAGAACGAATCCACGTACGACGAATTGTTCGGGTCGTGCATTTTTTTCTGATGCACGGAATCCATGCCGCCATCGCTCTCGTATTTGGGAAGCGCAAGCAAATCGGCGGCGGTCATGTCGTACTTTCCGGACAAATGCTTGATTGGATCCAACAGGGGCGAATATTTAATGAATGCCGGAGTTTTCATGGGCGGCGCCGATTCCGAATCGGCGGTGGATTCAAGCACGACGGACACCGTGTTTTTGTTTGCGCCAGCCGCAAACGACGCCACGTGATACCGGTGGTTCAAATTGATGTGGTTGTGATTGGTTTCAGACAACGAAAAAAAACGACGGTATAGCGGAACATAGTTTTGCAAATTGTGAACCCCCGCGTTTGCATTCTCTAAAGATTCAAACAGCAACGGGTGCTTGTGCTTGTGATACATCAGTTCAAATGACGGTGTCATGGTTTTAAAACGTGGGAACAGAGAGAAATTAGATGCAAATTAATGTGCTATGAGTATTCATAACATTAATAATGATGATTTTAAACTAATTTTTCATGCAAAACACATAAAAATTGAATTTGACACCGTGTGCATCCACCACTCACCAAAAAACGGCATACCTACGCCATGGCAGACAACATGACAGACTTAAATGATGATAATGATACGATTGGCGATTGCGGCGTATGCGGAAACCGGCTGCAAGTCGGCGCCAATCACGCGTACACCGCGTGCCGGCACTTGTTTTGCATTCCGTGCCTGCTGAAATGGCACAAAGCGAACCCAAATGCCACGTGTCCGATGTGTCGCACACCGTTTTACGAGGATGACGAGGATGACGAGGATGATGATGAAGACGACTCTGCGGATCTCGCGGACCTTGCCGAAGAGGATGAAGAAACCAGCCGCATAGTAGAAGAAATGGATTTCAATTTGGATGAAGAAATCATGCACGACCACATGCTGGAAGTCATAGAACATTGCGCGATGAATCATTGTCGGACCAATCCGGGGCGCACGTACATGGGCCGCATCAATTTGCACCTCGTTCCAAACGAAGACGGCAGCAACTACCGGTACGAGAGAATTGACGTCGGAACCCCGCATCCGAATTCGCATTACATTGTGGAGTTGACCGACACGGCGCGCGCGTTCCGGTACCGGTTTGGAAGAATTGAAGAAATCATAACGCATCATTTGTATCATGACGTCAAATGGTACGCTTTCCGAGAAAGGATTGACCGCATTGACGAGGAGCAAGCACAAATTATCACAGAATGGTCGGACGAAATTCAGCACATTGCGATTGACAACGTGAAAGTGCTTAGACAATATTTGCCAAAAATTAGGATGCAGGCATAAAATCAATAACCCGAATAAAAACATAAAGATTGTGCAACGAACTACAAGTAAACAACGCAACAAATCAATGCCGCCCTCATTTATTAAACATTCCAAAGGCATACACAAACCGCATTTTACCCCGCACAAACCCATTTTTTATGTGCTTGAAAAACCCAGGAGTTATGTGCATTTTAATGCGAATGCGCCTCTGCGTTCTCTGCCTCCTCAACCCACGTCTAGCGTGTTTGATTCCAATGACTGCATTTGGCATTTCGGAACCGTTTACGTGAAAGAGGCGACCGCGGTTGCGAAATTGCATGAAGTGCCGAAATCCATTGTGCACCCCACCAACAACACCAACATCAACAACGCCAACATCAACAACGCCAACAACAACAACAACGCCAACAACAACAACAACAGCAACAACAACAACAACAACAACAACAACAACGCAAATGACGATAATGACGATAATGACGACGATGCAGAAAGCGTGTCTAGCAGCATCAGCAGTGGTAACCCGAGTGCATTCAAGCCCCCGCGCAGCATTGCAAAACAAAATCAGACCAAATACTTAAAACACGGCATGCAATTACGGCATTTGGTTGAATGCGACGAATGGCATGCCGCGTTTGACGCCGATGCCAACCGCATTATTCGCACGCCGGATGGGGTGGCATTCGACACGCTGCGCCAGTTTGCCCGCCTGCACCACAACGAAGTTTTGTCCGCGGATGCATTTTATTCAACCAACGTGTGGGCCGATCCGCAATTCATGTATCAAGATGACGCAGATGGCCAATGGCGCCCGCTGTCCAATTTGAAAAAAAAATGAAAAAATGAAAAATGGAGATTGCAATAAATTATATAAATAAATATGTATTTATATAATATCTGCCCAAGCAAACCAAGCAATCAATCATGATCAATCAGTTTTTCATTAAACAGCACATCACGTCCTTTTCTATCTTGGTGTTTTTAGCGGCGTTTGCGACGATTCAAGCCTTTAAGCCTCGGTTCATGTATAATGAGGACGGCAGTTTGCGCCAGTTCGGCATCGGATTCCAGCGAAAAACGGTGGTTCCTGCATGGCTCGTCGCAATCATTATCGCAATTCTCTCGTATTTGTCGGTGCTATATGCATCCACTCCCTTGTTATGGGGGTTTTGAAATAAATTAATCGGTTAATGCGTGTAATGCGGCCAAGCTGTCGTCAATTTCTTTATTGGAACGCATATGTCTCCGCTTTATTGTCGCACTGGGTTCCGCGTCGTCAAACTCTACGATATACTCACCTTCTCCCTTCTGTTGATCCGCAAAAGTCGGCGCCATTTCATGACTGTATTCGTTGTATCGGTGTTCCAATATTTGTTTATAGTTACTCTCAATGTTCTCATTTACAATGTCAAAATTACCGGAATAGGGAAGATATACCGTCATGTGTGCACCACCCATTCTTCTTCGCGTGCTTCGACAATTATTGCGATAAGCATTGCGACCAGCCTTGCGACCAGCTTTGTGACTGCGACCAGCTTTGCGGCCAGCTTTGCGACTGCGACTGCGATAAGCCTTACGACCTTGACCAGCCTTGCGACCAGCTTTGCGACTGCGACTGCGACTGCGATGTGTAATTTGCATTTGTTTTATTTGTTTATATAAATTGAAAATAAAATAAACATAATCAGTAATTTATTCCGAAGTTTTGAAAACGACTGCGTTCGTGGGTTTTTTGGTCTTGGCCTTGGCCTTGGTTGCGGCGGCGGCGTCGCTTAATTCATCAATGTTTATGGCGCACGGCGAATTCTCTTGCGCCACGATGAACGTCATGTCTGCCATCAAATTCAGGGTGAGCACGTAAAACACGAATTTTGCAACGCTTTCTTTTGCGCGCACGTAGTTCACAAACGTGGGTTTTGCGTCTGCCGGCAAAGAGCTGATCAAATATCCTTCGCTGTTCAGCTCGTCAAATTTTTGGCTGGCGTCAACGGCCGGATCGGCGGTCGACGTGGTCAGCATGCTAAACAGAGCCCACGGATCCTCCTTCATGTAATCCAAATACCTTTGCAGTTTTCCATCACCCTTCGGCTTCAAGATGCTGTCCATGAAGGACACCGCCCCGTTCATTTTAATGAACAAATATCCGAACGTGTTCCCGAACGGTTGCAACCAATCGGGCTTGTATTCCAAGCACCAAAACAGGGGCACAAACAGCAAAAACCAGGTTGCAAATGACGACCACGCCGCCAACCAATAGTTTGGGGTGTTGCACTGTTGCTGCAACGAGAGAAATGTGATGAAAAATTGAACCAACCATATGATGACCGTAAAAATGAATGCCAATGAGCTGGGGGTTTTGATGGTGTCGTCGGTTTTATCGCTGCTGCTGCTGCTGCTGCTACTGCTGCTACTACTGAAATAATTAATCAACACGTACACCAGAGAAATGACGCTATAAATGCCAATGTTCAGCATCCCGTTGTTGGGGGCACTTGACGTGGGAGGAGGGGGATTCGTGGGCGCTACGACCATTGTCTTGTAAACACACACACACGCGCACACACAGTATAAACAATGTGTATAAATTAATTTGAATTTTTAATGGCATAATATAAATCCGCCAATGTACACAAATCCTGCAAATCATGCAAATCATACAACGCCGTCGCTCATTGAACCCGGTGTCAAATACTTTTTCGGCGGCGTGTTAAAGGAGTGCAACCGTCTGCGCGAAGAGTACCGCAACGCCGTGTTCAACGCCTGCATGCTGGGCTTGTTCGCCTTCATTTTAGGGGCATTGCTGTACTACAAGCGCCGCAGCAAACCGACCCCGGACGAGCAGGTCGTCATTCGGCGAAAGCAGCAGGAATACATTCTATCTAAACTGCGCATGGTGAATGCCGCAAACCACGCCGCATCGCGCGGCAACTTTATAACCGGGCTTCCTAAATGGGAAGTGCCCGAAGTGGAACTGATAAAAGGTCGCAAAATATTTTTGTGAGTAAACCCGTGCAAAAAAATAATGTGTGCATCATGTAGTGCAGATACCCTCCCCCCAATGAACCCAAATCAACCCCCCATTACAAATGTGAGCAAGGCCGACTACGTGGACGCGCTGAACGAGTATTATCGGTACAAGCACGATTACGAAGAGAGATATGACGAGAATAAAAAGGCCGTCAAGGAATCGGACATCCTGACCCTGCCGCAAAAACGGGCAAAAATAATGCAGCTTAAGCGCAACCGCAAGTGCGTGGCGTGCGGCCAAAGCGGCGGAACCCATTTCACGAACGAGGACGGCGTGCTGCGCGCGCAGTGCGGCAACCGGTCGCAGCCGTGTTTGCTGCGCATTGAAATCGTGAAGGGCAAGTTCATGAGTTTGGAGGAGCTGGCGAATGAGTCGCTGCACGCGGCCGACGTTTTAAAGGACCACATCATTAAGACCAAACTGGATTTGCTGTTTAATTACACCACCGAAGAAGAAGCGCTGCGCAAGTTTGAAACGGATCGCGCGGCGTTGAATCAGGCGCTTGAACTTTACGGCGGGTTCCGGCAAAAGTATTTGGACGTGGTGCGGAACGAGGGTCGCCGCGAAGAGGTGGACGCGCTGACCGCCGAGTTTTATGCGGCGGTGCAAGAGTTTAGGGACGTGCTGCAAAACAGCCCCAGCAGCGACAGGAGCGCCGACGATGCGTCCTTTGTGCGGGATGCGGTTGCACTCTATGTTGGCACGATTGAGCCGCTGAACCAGAAGCTCATGGAAACAAAGTACGTGTATTCCGCCGTGGAACGGGACACCGGTTTAGGGGGCGACGCGTTCCGACTGGTGCAGAAACCGTACACGCTGGAGCAGCTGGAGTTTGAGGTTGACGTGCCCAGCATCACGGTGGAGGCGCGGAACCGCCAGCTGCGCGACCGGCTGGCGCGCAAGCGCAAGGACCAGCTGACCGCGTACATTTGGAACTGGACCAAAGACCAGGAGAGAATCACGGGCGACGTGTATGAAGTGGCGAACCTGGACGACCCCGACACGGGCAAGGACGAGCTCATAGAGTTCATCGTGGACAACGGCGTGCCCACCACGAAATACGGCGGTACCAAGGAACGAGCCAAGGCCAAGGCCAGAGCCAAGGAATGAGCCAATGCCAAGGCCAGAGCCAAGGAATGAAAAGAAAAAATGCAAGTGAAAATTATAATATGCGAGTATTCTATCCAATCCAATGTTCAACCACATTTCATGGCCGGCGTTCATCGTCAGTTTCGCGCTCGGCGTGTTTTACATCTACATTTCTCTCCCCACCCGGCGCGTGGTTACCGTGTATCCCACGCAGGACAATGCAGACCACTTCAACTTCCGCGACAAGGCGCACAACTGCTTCCGGTTTGAACAAGAAGCAAAACCCTGCCCCGCCAACGACGACGACCTGAAAACCATCCCCATGCAAACTTAACCGTCGGGATTATCTCTCAAATGTAATATAAATATAAATCACACCACGCACAACGCACATGCACGACTCGGTAAAAACATCATTGCACATCGGGATGTTTCCTTCATTGGGCTCAGCACTTCACAGTCACACATTTCATCGCACATTTGTCAATTTTCCGTTATCAAAATGCAACGAATTGCATAATTTTAATTCGACGGTGCGTCTCTCAGCAACCCCATACCCCGAACACGACCGACCAAGGGGGCAGTCCGACTTGGATTCGGTGGCGTATCACTCACAGTTGATTCAAACCAATTGCAATGTAACCCCCGTGTGGATCGCATTCAACAATGGTGAATACACGCTGCTTGATGGGGCTCATCGCATCGTTGCATCCCATTTGGAAAACAAACAAACGGTTCCAAGTTACGTGATCAACAATGACAACAACAATGACAACAATGACAACAATTTAATTGCAGGTTTGCCAAAAATTATAATATAGTTATAAAACAACTTAAACATTTAGCATTGCAATCATATGCAACTACATGACTTCATTCATTCTTCCGCAAGTCGGGTAATCTTCGGAATCATAATGGGTCTGGGTCTTTCCAGTTTATTTAGGAAGACGTGCCACGGGCGCAATTGCATGGTGTTCAAGGCGCCCGACATGGCGGAAACCAAGAAGTTCACGTTTAAATACGACGGCAAGTGTTTTGCGTACAAGGTCAATAGCACGAAATGCGATGATTCGCGCATAGACGTTGTGTTGTGAAAATAAAAATAATATTTAATAATAACAATAACCAAGCATAATGCAGCAAACACGCCAATATTCCTTCACTCCCCTTGAAGCTGCCATGTTTGAACAACAACAATTAATTAAGCAAATGCATAAAAATCCAACATTTTACTCACCAGCCGACATAAATAAGGCCCAGAATGATTATGATGACATGATGAAAAAATATGAAGAATATAAAAAAAAAATAAAGGAAGGAGGGTCTCGTAAATCAAGATCTAAACGTTATCGCAGAAAAACCAAATCTCATAAGAAGTCTAGGAAACATTAATGAAAAATTGATGCATTCATTGATTTTGTTGTCATCTTATGTCATCTTACTATACCCATTCTGATGCGAGGGTTTCAAGCAGTTCACAACGAATGTGCGACATGGCTTAGTGGTTCCAAGCGAGAACAAGAACATGTTCTAACGTGCCATGACATGTTGAGAGGGTGCGGGTTCAAATCCTGCAAACCCCCCTGCGAATTTTCAGCATCCCCAGTTCCCGCCGTCAAGCTGGACGTAAAACGGAGCTTTCACCGGCATGGCGCAGAGGAAGCGCGCGGGGCTCATAACTCCGAGGTCACCTGATCGAAACGGGTTGCCGGTATCTTTCACACATCGCATTGGTGCATCAAGGCACTGGAGCATCTTATCAACCTCCTTAGCTCAGAGGCAGAGCGCGCGGCTCATAACCGTGAGGTCGGTGGATCAAAACCCCCAGGAGGCATTCAACACACATCGCATTGGTGCATCAAGGCACTGGAGCATCTTATCACCGGCATGGCGCAGAGGCAGCGCGCAGGGCTCATAACCCTGAGGTCACTCGATCGAAACGGGTTGCCGGTATTCATCACACAT